GACTGGCTCTTGTGCCGAGATGGAAAGTGGAGGCCAGTTAGACCCGAGTCATTCCCGTTGGCTCATGGGGCTACCGCCCGAGTGGGACGACTCCGCGCCTATGGAAACGCCATCACGGCGCAAGTCGCGCAAGGGTTAATTGAAAGTTACATGGAGGTAAGACAATGACTAAAAAAGAATGGAAAAGTAAAGTAAAAAGAGGGCAATCATTTGGTTGGGACGCGAATCGTGAGGTCGGAGAAAATCCAAACAATCTGAGAAAAAATATAAGGGAAAGTGAAAACTTTCTGGTCAACAATGTCACGTTTGGTTCGGGTAACATGAACTTGAAGGACACCTACGGAGAGCCAGAGATGTCTAAGGCTTATACCCTAGCTAAACAAATTAGGGTTGGCACTGTACCCAAGTCTCCGAAGAGGCAGATGCTATACTTTGTTCGTGATATGGTGCACTTCTATAGATCGAATGGTTTTCATCTGTTGGCTAACTCAATGGCAAGGGACATTCAGTTCTTTGATGTGAATGAGATCTTTGATTATGTTTCCATAAACCTCGAAAACATTTTTCCAGAACCAGAGACACCCCCTTCTACGGATGTGGTGCTACCTGCCCATAAGGTTGGCTTGTACTGTAATCTTATTGAACAAGGCACATGGTCGGGTTATGGAAAAAAGTTGGATGACTCTGAGGCAGAGGACTATTGGAACAAAAAAAACCCTGACAAAAAAGGTGCAGAGGCAATGTACATTCTTTCTAATCTTGTGGATGATCCAGAAGATGAAAGGTACTGCCGGATTTTTGAAGTTGATTTAATATATCGACCTGTCTCTACCGATACGATAGCGGACGCCAAACCATTGGAAGTGGGAGAGGTGGACACTATCAAAGGTACTATCACTCCATACAATGATACTTTGGAGAAGCACAAACCGCTTATGATTCAGATGGCACAATTTGCCTGTGCTTTTTTACAGACCATAAACACACCGAGGTTCGTGGTTCAACGACAACAGAAAGTTCATCCCTTCCACAAGGCAAAGATAAAAAAGATGTTGGGTAAGTTTACTCCTGACAGTTGGAACTTAGTGCAGTGGAATGTGGGTGAGCCAGTCAAGTCGAAGGATGAAGAGACAAAGTCTGGGGGCAAACAAGCTTTACACTTTCGCCGTGGGCATCCGAGGATAGCAGAAGAACATTGGGAGAGATCTTATTGGAGCACAATTCGACATCGTTGGGAGAAATATATTCATGGCTACGAGGCAGGACACCCAAGGTTTGGAATAAAGAAAAGTTATCATCTACCAAGAAAGGAGGTATGATATGATTGACGATAGGATTTGTATTTATTACGTGGCAGATCGTGTTCAAGAAATACGCGACGGAGAAGCAAAGATCGAAGACTTCTTGAGCGAACTAAACCACAACATCGGTGTAAATGCCCGATGGAAACGTAACAATCCTGATGCGTTAGTGGCTGACTTGCCACCTATAGATGCGCCCAGGACAAAAAGAAAAAGGAGTAAATGATGTACGCAGTTACATGGTTGGAGGATGTTGAAGGGATTTCTTACGAGATCCCCCACATCACACATTGGGAACTGAGGGACAATTGGTCTGAGGTTCAAGAGCTTGTAACCAAACTTAAAAATCTCGATAGTGTTTTAACTTGGTCAATAAGCATGGTGATTGATGGAATGGATCACCATTTGGACGAGGGGCCGCAGGGTCGTTTGGAAAAAGGATATTGGTTTGACAATATGTCAAAACTTTTGCCTGATTACATGAGTAATATGGAAGTATTAGCTACACTCATGAACATTGCCAGTAAGTACTGGGACGCAGAAGACATGAAGTTAGGAGCAGAGATGATGGTCGCGGCGACTGAAGATCTGCATGAACAAGTAAATTACATACATTGAGGAATCAAATGAGAAAGAATACGAAAGCATATCAAGTATTAGCAGAAATAAGCAGAGACAAAGGCACGACTGTGCAGATAGCAGATCGGACTGCGATTAAGCGGAGCACGGTTGCGTATTACCTATCCACGATGAAGGGAAAGGGTTGGGTGAAGATGTCTCACATTTATCCTGTGGGCAATCCTTGTTTCGTTTGGGAGATAACAAGCGAGGGTATGCAACAGCTTGGCTAAGTTTGTAGGGATTGTGAGAAAACAACCTCAAGGAAAGTACCTGAAGTTGTTTTGCGAAGATTGTAAGTCGATGTGGGTGGCAGGGAGATTTCCTATGTCCGTATCTAAGATTGAAAAAATAATGGAAAGCAAATGCCTGATGTGTGAGAGCACTAATCTTTCGGTGTTTGATGATTTCTTGGAGGAAACAAAATAATGTTTAAACTATTCTATACTTTGATGATTATTGAGTACGTCGTTGAGGGTCAAGACGTAACAACTACTGCTATATTTCCAAGTGAAAGAGCGTGTTATGATGCCATGGGTGATGGGATTATGGATGATTTGTACGATGTTCTTGCTGACACATACGGCAAGGAGATCATGATGTACTGTAGCAAGACTCCTTTCCCGTCTGGTGTAAAGGAACCCTCTGTTCGACCCGAGCCAAGACCATGAAGAAACCTATTGTAAGAGTGGGTAAGTGGACTGAGGCACAGAAAGAATGGCTCGGTTACAAACGCCGGATGGCGGTGATGGATAAAAAGAGTATCAGCTTGTCTAAACCGCCCTGGGAGGAAGAAGTCTTGGATGAGGAGAAGGTTGAAGATGGGAGATGAATCACTCAGTCCCGCGCATAAGTTCGAGTATCGTTTTTTAAAACAACAGGTGAACAGATTGGAGGAAGAACGGTATCGGTATGATGCAAGACCGACAATACAACAGGACTTGTTTCGGGCAAGAGAAGATCTTAAAGAGTTTGTATCAAAGTTAAGAATCAACGGAGTGAAGATATGAGACAATGGAAGTACACAGTTGACGACTACAGGAAGTGTGCCGAGAAAGGTCTCACAATATCCGAGACATCAAGAGAGCTTGGCATTTCTAGGCAAGCGGTACATCAGGTATCGAAACAATACGATATAGACTTTCACAAGAAGGACAATCGTGGAGGTGCGAGGGATCTTAACAAAGTAACCTGGCATTAAAAAAGAGGGGCCGGTGGCCCCTCAGTATTCCGAAATTTTAACCTTTTCATATGGAGCTATGAAAAGTACGAGCAGTGTCTTTATGGTAACACGAGTTACGATTCTGGCAAATACTTTTTATTCACCCAGTCTGGACCCTTGCGATATCCTCTGACTTCAACAGCCGACATCCTTGACCATCCTCTACAAAAAGCTTTAGCTACATCCAAACTAAGTCCAGTTAGCTTCGCAACTTCTTTCGCAGCTGTTTCTTCTGATGCGTATCCAACACATCTTTCTTCTAGTATCTTTGTTATGTCGGGGTCATAGTCAGCCATTGTCTAACCTCTTCTCCAAGAACTCTTGCACCGATCTCTATCTTAGCTTGTAAAGAGTTCACAATCTTCTCGTCAATAGAACCCTCAGTAATAAGATCAATGTACGTTACGTTGTTCTTTTGTCCAATTCTATGTGCTCTATCCTCTGACTGCATACGAGTTTCGAGGTTAAAGTCATTAGCATAGTACACCACCAGGTTTGCTTCCGTCAATGTCAGACCGTATCCGGCGGTCTGTGGATTACCAACAAAGAACCGCAAAGGATGTTGCGGATTTTGAAAGTTTTGCACAATATTATTACGTTCATCATCAGAGGTGTCGCCAAAGTATGCAGCAGCTGACCCTTCACCAAACTTTTTGTTGAGCATTTCAACTATTTGTTGAATGTCATAGCGAAAACGAGACCAGATGATTGCTTTACCATCGTGTTCATCCATGATTTCTACAAGTGCATCCATTCTTTTGGATGGAAAGTATAGCATCTCTCCCTCATCTGTCTTTAAATGACCAGAAAGTATCTGTTGTAACCTGAGTAACTGTGTGATCACAGCAGGAGCCGAGGTCATTTCACCATCTTCAAACAAAATCATGGCATGACGACGAATACTTTCGTACATTTGTTTTTGTTCTTTGGTAGTCGGCACGTATCGGGCAGTGTAAATCTTCTCTGGTAGGTCAAGACAATCTTTTTTCAGAACTCGATACGAGAATTGGTTTATCTTTCCTGTCAGTTCATCCAAGTTTTTAAACCCAATTATCTGATTGAATGCTTGTGCTCCCATTTTCTTTCGATGCAACACAGCATATCGACCTTGGAATGCGTAGAATGAATCATAACCAAGCACATTCTTTTGTAGGAACTCAGCCTGGGAGTAGATGTCAAGCGGACTTTTTGTTATTGGAGACCCTGTCAAAAGTCTTTTGTAGTTGAATGAAGCTGCAATTTTGCTAAGACTTTTAGTGCGTTTGGCTTTGGGGTTTTTGATCGTGGTTGATTCGTCAATGGCAATCATTCCCCTCGAACCAAACGCACGACCCAACCATTCTCCTGCTTGTTTTCCTTTGACCGTGGAGAACGCTTCGACATTCATGACAAAGATAGTCAGACCGTCAAACGGATCTTTCACTGACCGCATTTCTTTTGTCTGTGTCTTGTTTGCATTTGCCACCCACCGAATCACTCGAGTTGGCACACTGTCAGACATATGCTCTGGAATTTCTTTCTGTACCCAGTTGCGATACACACCTTTAGGTGCAATAATCAGAGCGAAATGTATCTTGTTCTGTAGATACAACATCCCGATATTGTCTATTAGAACCTTAGACTTACCCGTCCCCATCTCCATAAAGTAACCGAAAAACTTCTTGTGTCCACCAAGATCCAATGCAGTCTTTTGATGTTCATATGGATTTGTTTTAAATTTATACTTGTAATTCATGCAGAACTCCCTATGTTGTATTATACATGGATCAAATGATTCATAATTTCAACCCTGAAGAGGAAAAAAACTTATGACTGATATATTTGAAGACTACTTCGATGATGGTGAGGCACTTGCCAATGTCGATAGCGGCACAGGAAAACAATTAAGTGACCTGGTTCGCAAACTCCGCAACATTGAGAAACAGATTGAGGATGCGGAAACTCATATGAAAAGTTTAAAGTCTGAGAAGCATAAGCTTTCGATTGAGAATATCCCTGCTCTTATGGATGAGATGGGTATGGAACGGATAGACGTAGACGGTTTGACCGTTGAGCGTAAGATGATGGTTCATGCTTCAATTCCAAAGGATCGCAAGGAAGAAGCATTCGCATGGCTGCGTGAGAATGGATTGGATGATATCATTAAGAACGATATCACTTGTACGTTTGGCAAGGGCGAAGACAATTTAGCAGGAGACGTTGTGGGTATCCTGCACGAGAAGGGTTTCGACCCAACGACCAAGACCCATGTACATCCATCGACACTCAAGGCGTTTGTAAAGGAACGTGTGACAGATGGTAAACCAATCGACCTTGATATGTTCGGGGCATTTATCGCAAACGCAGCACAGATACGGAGGAAAGCGTAATGGCTAATGCAGTAGCAACAGCAAAAGGTGTGGAAGTAAGCACCGATGTAATGGAAGACATTTTTGAAACAGCAGGAGAAGGTGCGTCCTTTGACAGTTCTGAGATGCAGATACCGTTTGTTCGGATCTTACAAGCAATGTCACCACAACTCAGCAAGAAGAAGCCTGAGTATATAGACGGAGCAACTCAAGGGGATGTGTTTAACACTGTCACTGGTCAACATTGGGATGGCGATATGGGGATCACAGTGGTTCCGTGTTACCAAACAACAAAGTATCTGGAGTTTGTTCCTAGAGAGCAAGGCGGTGGGTTCCAAGGAGAACGTCCTGCCAACGATCCTGATCTTACAAAGACAACTCGTGAGGGTGCTAGAGAAATATTACCCAATGGTCACGAGCTTGTCCGTTCGGATCAACATTACTGTCTTGTTGTTGAAGAGGATGGTTCGTTTCAACCTGCGGTTATTGATATGAAGTCAAGCCAGTTGAAGGTGAGCCGTCGTTGGAAGACACAGATTGCAATGCAAAAGGTCAAGCACCCGAAGACTGGAGCAATGGTTACTCCGGCGGTTTATGCTACGGTGTGGAGGATCTCTACTACTGAAGAGTCAAATGACCAAGGTACGTGGGGCAATTATCAAGTTGCTAAAGAGGGCTTGGTAACTTCGCGTGATCTACTGATGGAGGCTAAAGCTTTCCGTGAGTCGATCATGGCGGGTGAGGTTAAAGCTGCAAGGGAACCCGATACGAGTGGTTCTGTGGATGAGGACAACGAAATCCCATTCTAGGTAGCAGTTTTGGGGGCAAAGGGTTTTAATCTCCTTTTTGTTCTTTGTCCCCATTCAACCTCATCAGGAGCAGAATATGTCAGCAGCGAAAAAACTGATGTCTGTGTTCGAGGGTTCACAGAAAGGCCACGGTCAAACTACGGTTGGTCGGATTGGCAGAAACGGTAAAGCAGATGCAAAGAGTTTCGTGATCCGAGGATCATTGACAGAGGATATAATACAAGGACACATTGATGGGGTACAGGGAATTGGTGCCATACCCATCAAGTCTGGAGATGTGTGTAAGTTCGGGGCATTGGATATAGATGTGTATGACCTGGATCACAAATCTCTTAGTAAAAAAATACAGCAGTTAAAATTACCTTTGCACCATTGTCGATCTAAATCTGGCGGTGCTCATTTGTTTTTATTCTTGAAGGACTGGGAACCTGCTGTTCTGGTTCGTGAGATATTATCCGAGATGGCTTCAGCCATCGGGTTCTCTGGTTGTGAGGTCTTTCCAAAGCAAGACACAATCATTGAGGACAGGGGAGACTTAGGGAACTTTATAAACCTACCTTACTTCAATGCTGAAGAGACAATGCGTTATTGCTTTGATAAGAAGTGTGAGGCTGTGGATCTTGCTACGTTTCTAATGAATGTAGAAAAGAACAAGGTCTCGATGTCTGAATTAAATGAGATGTCCTTTGCAGGAGATCGAAAACATTTTGGGGATGGTGCCTATTGTTTAGAATTGATTTCAAGTCTGGGCAAGGTCACAGAAAACAGGAACATCTTTTTGTTTGCGGTGGGTGTGTATTGTAGAAAGAAGTGGACAGACGATTGGAAGAAGCACCATGAGGAATACAACAGATTACTTTGTCAGCCGCCGCTTCCTGCATCTGAAGTTATGCAACTGCAAAAATCTTTGGAGAAAAAAGATTATTTCTACCAGTGTGATATCTGTCCTTTGAAAGATCACTGTAACAAAGAGATATGTAAGACTAGGAGGTATGGGATTGGAAACGATGGTGCAGATGCTCCGAGGGTTGATGCACTTACTATCATGCAATCAGAACCACGTTTGTATTTCTTAACTGTCGATGGCG